CGCTCTAACCAACTGAGCTATAGGAGCCTTCACAGTTCATACTGTGTAACCGTAAAACGACCCTTCTGTTTTACTGTAGGCTCTACAAAGAGCTGGGTTATCTTTTCTTTACCACGCACCGTACCTTTAACTTCTTTTGACTGTTTATCAATAGTAGCTTCTGAACGGAAGATGATATTGGACTCATAATATTCTATGCCATCTTCCATTATTACCGTCACCCTATTAGGTGGTGAGGTTGTGGCTCCCACAAATTTGGAGTCCTTGTACAAATGTGAAAACATTCGCACCTTAAACTAAGCGAAGATAATCCTTGAACTTGACAATATTTCTCGCACCCTTGATGAAATCTCTGTTCTCTTGAGCGTGTTCAAAGGCTTCTCTGACCATTCGTTCAGCAAGGATGGAGTCATACACACACGGTTCAACATCACGAATGAGATAGCCAGGTGTAATAACCTTGGGTTTCACTGACATACTTGTTAGTAGATGTTCATAGTCACAAACTTCTGAGATGACAACCACTGCGTAGCCTCTCTTGGCGTAGCTATATTCAATAGCCGACCTGTAGTCTGCTTTTGTGTCTGGAGTAATGACATTGGTAATCTTGGCGTTTCTTGCGAGACCCGCGTGTGTAGCCAATTCACTGTTTCCTCTACCTGGAACTTCCAAGAATACAATTGAATTGGTGGAAATCGCTTCAATGTACGCACAATCAATGTATCTCGCAAGTTCTTGAACAGCCGTTTGAAAGCCAAGAGATTCGAGACCTGGCATGTCATTGAAAACTGTTTTGGCGATACCAATAATGTTTGTATCTACACGGTCGTCAAGAGCGAGATCGCGGGCAGACTTCATGGATTCATTACCACAGATGCAATACAGACGATCAAGCCCACCCATGTTCTTTACAGCTCTATCAACATCAACAAAGTCGTAGGATGTCTTCAAAAGTGTTCCAGGTCCTTCATCAATGTGTTCTTGATCAAAGTATGTCTTCACATTTTGATTGAGACCTCGGAAACCGTCCGCATAACCATGAACAGTATTGCCTTGACTCCTTTCACGAAGAGTGATTGACCGGATGAGAGTATTCACACCTGGGCATACACCACCAGCGGTCAAAATTCCAATGTTCATTTATAGTAGATGCTACTCTTACTTTTAATTGTATTTCTGATCATCACATTGGTTTTATTTACATCCGAGAGAAATGCTAGACCAGACTACAGGCCAACACTTGAAAAAGATGGGTTCATATTGATGGATCAACCGATAAAAAGAGAAGTACTTGACAAACTTCCAGATGGATATGAGTTTTTAGACTATAAATATTCAATAGATGGCTGCACACTTTCAACATTTCACAGGGATGTGACATCTAGTCAATATGTTTTCAAAACCAAATATCCGGTTTATACTTTCATAACTTATGAATATGATGGAGCTGCGTTATCTGTGTGTCCAGGAAGTCATAAAACTGTACCTCTTCTTATGTCAAGACCGGTTACCGTAAATGCAAAATCGGTACTTTTTAACTGTGATGTTGTTCATGCGGGTTCATTAAACTTGGAAAAGAAACCAAGAAAAGCGGTACAGTATAAAATTGTACATAGAGATGATATTGAAAAGTTGAAGCATCTCAATGGTATAGATAAGTTAAAACATGGTGATTGTGATAAAATGAATCCCAAAATCGACACACTTTATAGAAAATTATCACTCATATTTTCTTATATAATTAACCATCAATTAACACCGTATTTACAGAATAGGGAAAGTAATCTACTATGCAAAATCATAGGCGAAGAAAGATGTTTCTATAATGTATAGGAATGTCTTTAGAGATTGTTACATATGCGAACAAGTCTCAGGGTATGTTTGAAGAGCTTGTCAATAATGAGTTTGGTGTTCCAGTCAAAGTTTTGGGATGGGGAACAAAATGGAATGGGTTCAGTGACAAGTACAAGGCAATGACAAAGCACCTTGAAACTAAAAATGACAATGACATAGTCATATTTCTTGATGGATTTGATACTAAAATTAATAAAAATCCACACAACGTTGTTGAACTTTTTAAGGAATGTGATTGTAAAGTTTTGGTATCCAAAGATCCAGAAGTACCTGGGAAACCGCTAACTCATATGATTTTTGGAAAATGTGGTGACAAATCAACTGCCAATTCCGGACTTTACATGGGATATGCTAAAGAACTTAAAAGTGTTTTGGATGAAGCATTAGCTGAAAAATGTGAAGATGATCAGACAAATCTCAATACTGTGTGTCAAAAGACTGAGTTTGTAAAGGTTGACGAAGATGAAAAGATTTTCAAAAACTTTGGACCTTTGGACAAAAAACATGAAAGTGATGCCATCTTTGTGTCATACCCAGGTTCTCCGGGATTTGATCGTTACACACGAGCCGTAGTTGAATACACACAATTCTTGTACGTGTATATATTGTGTCTAATCATTTTGGGATTAGCTTTCTTTCCACAAAGACAGAAAGTTTTGTTACCTATATTGATTCTATTTACAAGTTTCTACGCTTTTATTGCGGATAAGTCATGCACTTTCCATTCTAGCTAAATCATCAATATCATTCGTTGAACGATTTGCATCCCTACTCCTTCGTCTCACCCCAGCTATAGCACCAAGCCATCTCGTCACAGCTCTATTCCTTGCGAGTTCTGACGCGGTATCATCACTCACAATTATACTTAAACCATTACATACATCTGGTTTATTCTCCCTCTCTGGAAATTCTAAATTGAAAGCTTGTATAGATATTGATGGAATATCTGGTGCTTCATCTAAAAGTCTATCATATTCTTCGCGACACTTCTTTACAAACTTCAATACACATGTGCGATCTCCTTCATCTAGGGAAAGTTCCATATCAATATTTCTATAAAACTTTGAGTATTGGACACACATAACAGAATGATGTTCAGCTAATCTAGCGCTATCACTGAACTTCCCTATTGATGTCAATATTCCACCAATAACATTGAGAAACGCAAAAAAGTACTGAACAATCATAATTTTGTTTTTCACGTGTTGTGGAACATTGTCGTTACCACTCGGATTAAGGACAGCGAAGCCACCAACCCCTGTTATACTAGAGATGACAATACTAGGATAAGAGAGGTAGTCATTTTGTCTTTTAAAGTGAAGGCGAGCGTGGTTGTGAAGCCATCGATACCCCGCGGCTCTTTCCGCCCACGATTTAAGAAGCTTCTCCTGCTTGTCACACCAGTGATGAGATTCCTCACGGACTTCCATTATTTTACGCGCATATTTTTAATCGTTGTGGCCTCTTCTCGAGCAAGGCGATCCACGAGTTCATTTTGTGGATGTCCATTATGCGCCTTAACCCAACGCCACTCAACACACTTCATTTGTTGTGAAAGGGTGTCAATTTCGATCCATAACTCCTTATTCTTAACTGGAGCACCCGCAGCTGTACGCCAACCGTTTCTCTTCCAATTCTTAATCCATGATGTTATTCCATTCTTGACATAATTACTATCAGTGAATAGTCTTATCTCAAGAATGTCGCGTGCGAGGCACTGTTGGAGTGCTTTAACGACCGCAGTCATTTCCATCACATTATTGGTTGTTTGGTCTTGTCCTCCTGACATTTTGATACCGGCACCAGCAACCGCCCATCCTCCCGGGCCCGGATTACCTAAACAACTTCCATCTGTGTAAATGTCCTGCATTCTTAATTAATTTAGAGACTTATTGTTTAATTTCTTTTATTGTTTCTCATCATGTAAAGACCAGCAGCCAAACCGATCACAATTGTGGCAAGCAAAATGCCGCCACCAACCTTTTGAGTTGTACTAGCTCCCTTACGTTCTTGTTCCATTTTTTACTATAGTATTAGATTTAAAAATTGTGTTCTGTACAACTTTTAGATCTATTTTTTATTGCGCGAGTCGAATTTTTATATATTTAAGCCATAATTAGCCTAGTTGGAGAAGGCGAGGCCACCCATACCGGATTGGATGCGGAGGACGTTGTAGTTGACCGCGAACATGTGCATGGTGGTGTTTGGAACAGCCGCTGGCATGGTGACCGCGACTTGAGCGTTGTCGATACGAGAGAAGTTGCAAGTACCGGTTGGTTGGTGCTCTTCTGGCTTGAGGGCGAAGGAGTAAGAGTACACACCTGGGTATGGGCAACCAGAGTGGTGGTTGTACGCTTGGACTTGGTTGAAGTACTTACCCTTTTGGGCCTTGAAGCGGTCTTGGCCGTTGAGGACAAGCTTGAAGTCAGTCATTGGACCAACATCTTCTTCGGTGAATGGAGCCTTGGAGCCATCTTCACCAATCTTGACGAGTGGGACGCCAGACGCGAAGGTGGTTGGCACGTAGC